CTGACTCCCACATTAAAGTCTGATACTTCGCCACCAAATACTGTGACATAAGTGCCACTGCCATTTTTAAGTTCTAAGGTAATTGGCTCAGTAACATTGATCGTAAAGGCTGCATTAGTAGTGTTGATAATTTCTACTTGGCAGTAACCTGCTGTGGCTTGTCGATCAATGTCCAAACGACCAGAAGCAAAGGACACAGAGGTGACTGTCGTATAGACATCATCACCTACAGTAACTCGCCACTCTGGAAGCCATGGCATTAGTAAGCACCACCTCGTAGAGTTCCACGATCTACAGCATCTTGGATTACTTGATTGACTGCCTCTGCAATGGCGTTAGGATCTCCAATACCAGCTTGAATAGTTATATTAGGCATGAAAGATGATGAAAACTCTCGTCCATTAGGTTGAATGATCGTGCGCACAGCTGGAAGGATTGTGCTTTCAATTAGGTTAGATCCAATACTTGAAATGATGCCACCAAGAGCAGCAACATTGGCATTAGTCTCAGCGATAGTCGTAGCTGGATTCATACCTGAAATAGATGGTACTGGAGTGGCCGCTACTGATGCAGTTTTAGAGCCAGTGTTAGCCAGATTGATAAGACCAAGTAAGCGTAAAGCCTCGTTGAGATTAGCAAGATTGATAAGATCTTTAGGCATCAAAGTATCAAGGATAGATTTAATGTCTAAAAGTTTTACATTTTGCTGACCTAAAGCCCCAAGGATTTTAAGGTCTGCATTAAGTTTATTGGTTGCAGCTACAATCGCTGCTTCATCCTTAGAGGCAATTGCATCTTCCAAGGCAAGGATTGACTTCTTGACATTCAATCGAGCAGTGTCATTAGCAATTTGCAAGACTTGTGATGAAGTAGTTGCTTTGCCCAGTTGCTCAGCCTGATTGGTCAGAGCTGCTGCAATCTGGATCTTGTCCATGTCAAAGACATCTGTGGCCTTGTTTAGCGCAAGGTTTGCCTTCTCTAAAGCAGCTTTAGATTTGTCTGTTGCAAGTTGCTTAGTTTTAAGTGCTAATAGTTCTTTGTTACGCTTTACAGCAGCAGCTTCTAATTTAGCCAACGCTTGCTGTTGTTGCACCTGTGTAAGAGTGAGCTTCTTTTCTTCCTTTTTAGCAGGACTTAAAGTGACGCCAGCCTGCTTGCCTGCAAACCCCATGAAGATTTGGCTAGGCAAATTCTTTAGATTCTTAATCAGGTTAGGAATAACACCCAATGCCGAACCTGTGGCTGAGGTAACCTTAGCAATAGCAGTTGCAATAGTCTCTATAGCAAATGCTGCATCACTAGCCTCAGTACCGCCACCAATCCGAGCAAAAGCATCTACTAAACCGCCACCAATAATTTCAGAAGCATTACCCGTAGCAATACTCAATACATTCATCTGATAAGAAGTAGAACTTAAATAATCCTCGGCTGATCCAGCAGACCGAGCAAGCATAACGCTTAGGATTTCAGAGAATGATTTAGATTGAAGTTCTGCTCTAGTTAATCCAGTATTGTATTTAGCAAGTCCTCTGGTAACTCCTACATAACCTTTAGCCAAGTCGCCTGATACTGTCGCCAAATCAATCCCAGAGGCACGGCTAATCTGAATGGCATTATTAAGTAATTCCTGAGACTTTGTAAGACTGCCAGTGGTTGTCAGCAAAGATTGAAACGCTGGACGAAGAACATCGTCTGCGATAGCCGCTGACTTTTCTAGATTGGCAATGTAATCTGCAATTTGAGGATTAGCAAAGCCAATGCCTAAGTTCTCTACAGCTGTTGTCAATCGTCTTGCTGCTGCTTCATCTGCTGCAAAAGCCTTAACAGATGCTTTGCCATAAGCAATAATTGCAGAAGTACCATAAGCAAGACCTACAGCACCAGCTAGTTTTTTAACATTGCCCATAAGTTTCTGGGTTGCTGTGTCCGCTTGCTTAAACGCTTTTTTACCAGTGAATTCAGCGGCAATATCAATCTTAACATCGGCTGCCATTACTTCACCTTCAATCTTGATTCTAGTTTGTCTTTAGAACTTTCAATAGCCTTAATGACTGCTGCCTGTGTTCTTCCTTGATCTTCTGCCCAAGCACGAAAGATTGCGCGACCTTTCATCTTATTGCTAGCGCGTCCTCTTTGTCCTTCTTGTCGAACATAGGCATTGACGATTTGACCTGTTTGATTCATAGCGTCAATAAATTGTTGTCCTGCATAAGGGTTATTACTTTTGCCATAGCCTTTGCCTGTGCTAGTCATATAGCGATGCTCACCAACACCTGTATCAAGTCTGCGTGTTGGTATAACTACCTCACGCATTTTGCCTTGTGGTCTGCCTTGTGGATTTTTACGACCAGCAGTTTCATAGATCGCGCCTGACACGGAAGCATTGACAATGCGAGCTAAAGATCTAAAACCTGATCGATTAGGCTTTGATGGTGTTGTCTTGTAACCAATACCACGCTTTGCCTCAGATGAGGACCAGACACGATTAGACCAAGAACCCTTTTGATTACTATCAGCCCAACCACTCAAAGGAGTCGTAGAAGGTATAAATCCACGAGCCTTAGCAGTAATCGGCTTTAGGATTGCAGCTAATTCTTTCTGAGTTTCTTTAGCAAGATCTGGAGTAAATTGCTTTAGAGCCTTACGGAGTTCAACGCCGCCCTTTACGCTTGCTGGCATCGCTGGACTCCTTTGCTTCATCTTTTAGACCTTGAACTAGAGCATCTAGCATGGTCTTATCTAATTCCAATAACTGCTGTGGCGCGATTCCCAATCTAATGCTTAGCCTAGCAATTAGATAGGTGAATGGAAGATCGCGCTTTAAGCTAAAGGGTCTGAGTCGAGCACCTCAACACTTTTAAGTGTCTCGATGAAGTCAATCCCAAAAGGCTTAACAGATTCACCTGACCTGCGAGTGACTTCCCATGCCAACCAATAAACATCCGTCTGCTTTTCCTCATCGCGGAAAGCCTTGTGGAAACCCTTTTTAGCGTATTGCTCAAATGCGTACTCCACTGCTGGGGTGATCTCGCCTTCTAGCACGCTTCCATCTGTACGAACGATCTTTAGTTTTGCCATGGTTTGCCCCTTTGTTTAATTGTTTAGAATGTGCCTGCTGTGGCTACTGCAACTGTTGAGTTAGCAGTAAATGTAATTGACTGTGTGCCAATATCGCCAACAGCACCATTGATGTCTGTTGTGTTATTGACCAGCAATGAAACAGTGTAAAGAGGATTAGTCGCTGAGACTGCTGTTCCCTTTGTCTGTAGAAATACAGCTGTGACTGTTGTTCCCCATGCTGCCTGTAGTGTTGCCAATACATTTGCTGACGCTGTGTCGTTTAGGAAGTCAATAGTTATAGTAGATGCTTCCAAGCCTTTTACGAACTTGTGTGCTGAGTCACCCATTGCAGTTACTTCTAGCTCATCGAATGTGCGGTTGATTGTTACTGCTGTGACATGGTCTGAAAGATCGACTGAGTTGATCTTCACGCCCACATTATTGTTTAGAAATACAGCCATGAGATTATTCCTCGTCTTTCTTAGTAGTTGCTGGCTTTGGTGTTGCTGGTGTTACCTGCCCGATCTTGATCAGGAAGGCTTCGTTTTCTTTTTCCCACTCGGACATATTAACTCCAACTCGTAAGGATTGATACGGACATCTCACAGCTGAGTAGGTCACCCGAAGCAGCATTGAGAATACTTGGTGCGCTGATTGCGCTTACATTATAGACCAGAGATGATGCTGCTAACTTGGCGAACACGCCACAGACAGTATCTTCAATGCCGTTAAGGTTTCCCTCATTGGAAAAGAGTGGCACAGTCATAATAATCTTAAAGTGAGCCATTGGGCTGATAGTGATGTGCTGATTGTTGCTAGGAGTTAAGTAAGGATCATCTGGAGACACGATCACGGAGTTAGCAAGAACAGTGGCAGGAGGAAAGGCAAAAGTCTGATATTTAGTGTTATCTACTAGCGCGGTGGCTAAAGTAGTGCGGAGTGTTGTTATCGCTACTGGCGGCATTAGCCCACCATTGAGCGA